AGCGATTACGGAAAAGTCCGATAACGCTATCATTATTGCTAGTTATGGTGTCTTTTCCACTGGCGTTAATATTAGGAATCTTCACAACATTATTTTCGCTTCCCCTAGCAAATCTCGTATTAGAAATTTACAGTCTATTGGTAGGGGCCTTCGGTTAAAAGATAATAAATCAGCAGCCACTTTATATGATATAGCTGATGACTTATCTTATAATGACAAACATAATTATACATTACATCACTTTAAAGAAAGAATAAATATATACAATGAGGAAGATTTCAATTATGAAATCCATAATGTGGAGTTAGCAAATGACAGAAAAAGTTAGTATAAGTCCTATTAAGATTATCAAACTTGTCAATGGCGATGACATTGTTTGCTCATTACCTAAAGAACAATTAGGAGAAAAGTCTCCTATATTACGATTATCAAAACCACTACAAGTAAAGTATGTGCCACAGCTCACTCCGCAAGGGATAAAAGACTATGTGGCTTTAATTAAGTGGTCGCCTTATACTAAAGACGCTATTATTTCTATTCCGAAAGATAAGATAATGACTATCACAAACGCTAGTCTTCCTATGACTAATAGTTATTTTCATCTTATAAAAGATTATGATAAAGAAGAAAAACCAGTTGAGGATAAACAATATGAAAGAACACGGTTTACTGACGAACAAAATAAAGAAATAAATGAGATATTTGATGAAGAAGATGATGATGAGTATTCTACTCCTAATAAGACTCTACACTAATATAGTATATTCCTTTATCATCGCTCTACACGCTCTATTATAAACAATTTTATGAAAAAGTCAATGTTGATTTTAAAAAAATATGAAAGAAGAATGGTTTATAAAAGTAACATATAATAGTGATAATCCAAAGAAATATTGTCAATTAAATTATCACTTTAAAGGTACACCAAAAACACTTGAAAAAAAAATATGGAAACACTATAATGAGAACTATGAAAATTATGGTAAAGCTGAAGCTGTAGAGGTAGAATTAATCACTGATTAGTTAGCTTAAAACATTGACTTTTTGAAAGGAATATAGTATATTAACATTATGGCAGCAAAAAAAGAACATTACGTAAATAACAAAGAATTTTTAGAGGCAATGAAAGCCTATAAAAAAGAAGTAAATAAAGCGAAAAAAGAAAAACGAGAAAAGCCACCAGTAACTGATTATATTGGTAGTTGTTTTTTAAAGATAGCAAATCACTTATCGTATAGACCTAACTTTATCAATTATACATTTAGAGATGATATGATTAGTGATGGTATTGAGAATTGTTTACAATATTTGGATAACTTTAATCCAGCTAAGTCAAACAATCCTTTCGCTTATTTTACACAAATAATCTATTACGCATTTGTTAGAAGAATACAAAAAGAAAAGAAACAAACTATTATTAAACATAAGTTGATTATGGATAATAATTATGATGATGTAGCTCTTCAACCAGGTGAAGATAGAGAATTTAAAAATCAGTTTAGAGAATTTTTACAAAAAAATACAAGAATGGAAGAACCTGTAAAAAAAGAAAAACCAAAAAGAAAAAAGAAAACTAGTAAAGCCACTCTAAACTTTTTTAATTAATTATGAAAATTGCTTTGTTAAACGATACGCATTTCGGTGCGAGGAATGATAGTCCAGCATTTTTAGAATACTTTATGAGATTCTATGATGAGATATTTTTTCCATATTTACAACAACACGATATTAAAACACTTGTACATTTAGGTGATGTAGTTGATAGAAGAAAGTTTATTAACTTTAAAACAGCTCACACCTTTAGACAAAAGTTTATGAAAAGGTTGTGGGAAGAACAAATAGATACACATATCATATTAGGTAACCACGACACATACTATAAAAATACAAATGAAGTAAACGCAATTACAGAATTGTGTACGACTTATGATGGTAGAAACGAACCTTGGATATATGACAAAGCAAAAACTATAAACTTTGATGGACTTGATATATTGTTTATACCTTGGATTTGTGATGAAAATTACGATCACTCTATAAAAGAAATAGAAAATAGTAAAGCTCAAATTGCTATGGGTCATTTAGAGATTAAAGGATTTGAAATGCATAACGGTGTTTTGAATATACAAGGTTTAGATAAATCGTTATTTAAAAGATTTGAAAAAGTTTTTTCTGGTCACTTTCATAAAAAATCAGATGATGGTCAAATATATTATTGTGGTACTCAATATGAAATTACTTGGTCAGATTATAAGTGTCCAAAAGGTTTTCATATATTTGATACAGAAACAAGAGAACTAACAAGAATACCCAATCCAATTAGAATATTTAAAAAGTTAGTTTATAATGATAAAGAAAATGATTATACAAATAAAGACCTTTCATCTTTTGAAAATACTTTTGTAAAAGTGTTTGTTACAAATAAAACAAACGAAACAATGTTTAATAATTTAATAGATAGATTACACAACACAATAAACACATACGAAGTAAATATTATAGAAGATTTAAGTAGTGATATTACAGCATCTGTTAAAGAAAATATATTAGAACAAGGCGAAGATACACTTACATTTTTAGGTAACTATATAGACCAAATAGATACAGATTTAGATAGAACTAAACTAAAGAGAACAATAAAAGAATTATTTACAGACGCAATTGAAAGATGAGTAAAATAACAAACGTAAAATCTACCCATATGAATTGGGGTCCTTATGTTATGAAAACAAAGGTACCAGATTATATTATAAAAAAGTTAAAGATTGAAGGTAAGAAAGCAAAAGAAAGTTATAATCACGCTTTAGCTGGTCATTTAGATAATCAATTTTTATATCCAGAAAATATACAACAATGGTTTTATAATGAGATACACCCTATCATACAAGCTTATAGAGTTGGTCATTGTAAGTTTCACGGTATAGAAGAATTTAACGTAGATTTACGAGCAGATGATCTATGGGTTAACTTTATGGAAGCAGGCGATTTTAATCCTGTACATACACACGGAGCAGATTATTCATTTGTTATTTTTGTAGATGTACCAAAAGAATTAAAAAAAGAACAAGACAAGTTTCAAGGAACATCAGCAAAACCAGGTATGTTAATGTTTGAATATACACAACAAGCAAGACCTCGTTGGGCAACAACAGGTACAGCTATTAAACCAGAAACAGGAGATATGTTTATGTTTCCTGCATTACTACAACATTGGGTGGCACCTTTTAAATCTAAAGTAACTAGAATAAGTGTGTCAGGAAATTTAAGAGTATTAAATTGGGATAAATTACCACGTGATTATTTTTAAGAAAATTAGATGGAAAAACTTTTTATCTACTGGTAATACACCAGTTGAAATAGATTTAAGAAAGTCACAACTAACATTAATGATTGGAGCCAATGGTTCTGGTAAATCAACTATGTTAGACGCTTTATGTTTTGCTCTATTTAATAGACCATTTAGAAACATCAAAAAAGAACAGATAGTCAATACTATTAATGATAACGACACACTTGTTGAGATAGAATTTCAAGTGGGAACAAAGATGTATAAAATTATAAGAGGTATCAAGCCAACTATATTTGAAATCTATTGTGATGGTGTTTTACAAAACCAAGACGCATCTAGTGTAGATTATCAAAATATATTAGAAGATCAAATATTAAGATTAAATTATAGAGCATTTAAACAGATCGCTGTATTAGGTTCTTCATCTTATCAACCTTTTATGCAGATGAGACCAAGACATAGACGAGAGGTTGTAGAAGAAATTTTAGATATAAGAGTTTTATCTCATATGGACATACTTACAAGAAATCAACAAACTGAATTAGGTAAACAAATTGTTGATACAAGACATCAATGTGATTTAATCGAATCAAAGTATGAATTACAATCAAAACATTTTGAAGAATTAAAGAATAGAAGTATTGGTGATATTGATATTAAGAAAAATAAACTACAACAAAATAATGATGCTAAAGAACAATATTTAAGAAAAATACAAAAATTAGATAACGAATTTAAACAACTTGAAGATGGTATAAAAGAAAGAGAAAAGTTTGAAAGTAAGAGAAAACAATTAGAAAAACTAGAAACAAAGATAGAACAAAATTTACATACACACGAAAAGAACTTAAAATTTTTTGAAGAAAATGATAACTGTCCAACTTGTACACAAAAGATACAAGCTGAATTTAGAGGTGAGAAGATTGCTTATGAAAAAAGTAAACTTATAACTTTAAATGATGGTATGAAAGATTTAGTAAAAGAACTATCAAAAGTAGAAAGCAAAATATCTGATTTTAATAAACTATCAAATAAGATGTATGATATTAATATTGAAATGTCAAAACTCAATACCTCTATTAATGAAATTAAAAAATTTAGTGATAGTTTACATAATGAAATTATATTGTTAGAGGGTAAAGGAGAAGACAGTAAAGATATAGAAAATCAATTAAGTCAGTTAAAACAAGAGTTGGAAGATACTAAACTCGCATTAGAAGGAATATCTGAAAACAAAAAATATATAGATATTATAAGAGAGATACTTTCTGACAAAGGCGCTAAGGCAAAGATAATTAAAAAGTATTTGCCAATTATGAATACACTTATAAATCAATATCTACAATCTATGGACTTCTTTGTTAATTTTCATTTAGATGAGGAGTTTAATGAAACAGTTAAGAGTCGTCACAGAGATGTATTTGATTATAATAGTTTTAGTGAAGGCGAGAAAATGAGAATAGATTTGGCGCTAGTATTTACTTGGAGAGCCATTGCTAAAATGAAAAATAGTGCCAATACAAATCTAATGGTCCTTGATGAAATATTTGATAGTAGTTTAGATGGACAAGGAACAGATGATTTCTTTAAGATAGTTAGAAAAATGGAAAAAGAAAACATTTTTATTATATCACATAAAGGAGATATACTTTTTGATAAATTTACTAATATAATCAAGTTTGAAAAAGAACACAACTTTACGAGGTTACAATATGTCTAAAGAACTAAAACTAATACCACCAACAGATCCAAGAGTAAAATCAGCAATCGCACCTTTTAATGATGATATGTTGAAAGATGAGGGATTTAAAGATAGAAAAGAACTAGCCGATGCGATGTTTGACGCTATGAGAAAACACGGAGGTATTGGATTAACTTGTAATCAAGTTGGTTTACCTTTTAATATGTTTGTACTTGGCGATCACCCACAATTAGAAAACGGTTTAAAAATGGCTTGTTTTAATCCTATGATTATATCAAGTAGTGAAGAAAAAGTAATGATGAAAGAAGGTTGTTTAACTTTCCCATTTGTATTTTTATCTATTGAAAGACCTCGTAAGATAGTCGTAAAATATACAGATGAAAATAATGATTTACAAGAAGGTCATTTAGACGGTATGTTTAGTCGTATCTTTCAACACGAGTACGATCACACAATTGGTTTAAACTTTACTGATAAAGTATCTAAATTTAAATTAAAGAGAGCTTATGACAAAGCAGAAAAGATGATGGATATATTGGAAAAAGATAAAAATGCCAAAGTTGTTGAAAAAATCTAAAACTTTTATTCACGTGAATCAACACGTGATTCGTAGTAATAAAAAACACGGAAAAGACGATCCTGTGATTACAATAAAGCAAGGTAATAAAAATACATATTGCCACGAAGTAGAAATTCAAGGACCTAGTAAAGTAATATATGGAGGTAATGAAAAACCACTATTAAATTGTGGCGCTAGAGTAGTTATTGAAACTAACGCTAACATTGACATTATTAGATAAACCTGATAATATTATATTATGTACAAACCCTATTATTTAAAAGACGTTATTGATAACTCAAATAAAGAACTATTTACAGTCATCTCTACATTTGCTGGTGGTGGTGGTTCATCTACGGGTTATAGACTTGCGGGTGGTAAGATATTATGTGTCAATGAGTTTGTAGAAGCCGCAGTAGAAACATATAAATCAAATTATCCAAATACTCCAGTTTTACCACAAGATATAAAACAATTAAAAGGCGAAGACTTTTTAAAGGCCGCTGGTATTCAAAAAGGTGAGTTAGATATACTTGATGGTTCGCCACCGTGTTCAGCGTTTAGTGTCGCTGGTAAAAGAGAAAAGGGTTGGGATCAAACCAAGACTTATTCAGACGGAAAACAAGTAGAAAATATAGAAGATTTATTCTTTGAATTTACACGAATTACTGGCGAGATAATGCCTAAAGTTGTAATCGGAGAAAACGTTGCTGGTATTACAATGGGAGAGGCGAAAGAATACTTTAATAGAATAGTCAATGAGTTTGGTAAACTAGGATATGAAGCAGTTGGTAAAGTATTAAACGCAGCGGATTATGGCACACCTCAAGGAAGACAAAGATGTTTCTTTGTTGCTGTAAGAAATGACATAATGGATAAGGCTGGATTAAACTTTATGACTATGGAAAATGAAGTATATCCAGAACCATATAAACAACAAGTATCATTAAAAGAAGCTATTGAAGATGTACAAAATGATGTAGAACAAGAAAAAGAATTATACGAATATGTACAAGGTGGATTTCAAAAGAAATGGGTAGAGATATTACCATTTAATCCAAAGAAACATATTAAACCTAGTGAAAATGAAATAAGAATTATACCAAAAGATAAGTGGCCAGAATATAAAGAAATGGGGTTCCAAGAGAAGAACGCTAAACCTGTCGTATCAAATTCAAATACTACAATAGATCAACTAATGAAAACTGATGTTAAACACTATGAGTGGGATACTGATAAAGAATATTACTTTGTAGATATTAACTATAAGAAATCTATGTTTAATATGATACGACCAGCCGCACAACTCCCTTGTCCAACACTTACACAAAGAGGACAACAAATGAGTGTATCTGGTGTATTTCATTATAGTAAAAATCGTAAGTTTACGATACCAGAACTAAAGAGAATTATGGGATTACCAGATGATTATAAACTAGAGGGTAACTTTGATAAACAAGCTGAACGAATCGGTCGTATGGTTGCACCCCTAATGATGAAGAATTTAGCGTCAAATATCTATGAAAAAGTGTTAAAAAGAACAAAGTAAGAACATTATACCTCAAAAATACTAGTAAAATCAACGCAAAATATAGGGTTGACTTTTAGATAGCGACCTGATAGATTAGCTAGTATGGACACACAAACAATTAATTTAGACACAAAATCAGTTCTCGCAAAGTTAATCGCTACCGAGAATATATCAGTACAACATAATAAAGTTAAAACCGCTTCATTTGATACAAAGAATAGAGTTTTAACATTACCAGTATTTAAACAACCTAAGGGTGATGTTTATGATATGTTAATCGCACACGAATGTGCTCACGCTTTACATACACCTTTTGAGGGTTGGAAATCTATAATGAATGATGATGAATTAAGATCATATGTAAATGTATTAGAAGATTGTAGAATAGACAGAATGATACAAAGTCAATATCCAGGTGTAGTTAAAAACTATATCAATGGTTTTGATTTATTAGAAAAACAAAATTTCTTTGGTACTCACGGAAAAGATATTAATAAAGACTATATGTTAATTGATAAGATTAACTTATATTATAAGTCTTCAAAAAGATTGCCGTTCATTTTTTCTCCTAATGATGTTAGTTGGTTAGGTAAGGTTGACAAGTTGAAAACTTTTGATGATGTTGTCAACCTTGCCAAAGAGATATTAGATTGGCAAAAAGATCAAGTTGAGAAGTTAAAAAAATTACCTGATTTCGATTCACACGTTATTGCTGAAAACTATAATTTAAACCAAGATGATGAAGATGGTGAAGAAGTTGAATCTAAAATGTCAGATGAAGAAACTGACAAAAATGATGATAAAGATTCTGGCGATAGTGAAGAAGCAGAAAACAATAATGAAGGTAAAAAAGAGTCTGGTGAACAGACTGCTGTGAATGAAGAAGCTCAAGTAGGTGGTGGTGAGGGTGTTGCGCCACAAAAATTAGTTTCTATTACAAACGAATCTTTAGAAGATAAAAAATCTAATTTATATGATGGTGAAATAAGTTATTCTTACTTTACTTTACCAAATACAAATTTAAGTAAAGTTATTATATCAAATAAACAATATTTAACTGATATGAGAACATATGCGTTTAAAGAAATTAAAAAGTATTCTATGTATAGTAAATATTATAGTTGGTTAAAAACTCACTATAAAGAATTTAAAAGTGATAATAAGAAAACAGTTAATTATCTTGTAAAAGAATTTGAGATGAAAAAAGCGGCGACTGCTTATAAGAGAGCGTCTACAGATAAGACTGGTATTATTGACCCTCTTAAATTACCATCTTACAAATATTCAGATGATATATTTAAAAGATTAACTA